GGTCTCTGCGTCGTATAGCAACGGCAGCGATGGACATCCGTAAAGGAAAATTCGAACGCGGCCTTAGCCGCCTCGGTTTCCGCTCGGCTGACGCCGCTGTGAAAACGTTGCCTGACGCAGTTCTCGCCTTCCAATATGGTGTTCGACCGTTGGCCCAAGATATTTATGGTGCCTGCGACGCCCTTGATAAGGCGGATCGTGGTGTATGGATTAACACCGCTCGGTCGAAGGTTCAGGAAGTGTACAGCCTCTCGCGACTTCGAGGTAATCCGAGTACGACTGGCTATGCCAGTGCGTTCGGCGAAGTCATGTTTGGGGCCTTTGCTCGCCTGGACACAGTACCAGGGAACCAAGCTCTAGCGAGCGCGGCTTCTCTGGGCCTTACTAACCCTGCATACCTTGCTTGGGAACTCGTTCCCTTCAGCTTCGTTGTCGATTGGGCGTATCCGCTGGGAGATTACTTTTCCCAGTTTGATGCGCTCGCTGGCGTCGAAGTCAAAGGTTACTCACTCTCGACCATAACAAGGGCGAAAGTGCGATATCAGGGACGCAATAACCCCGGGTTCCAGAATACCGTAAACTGGGATAGCTTTTATCGCAGAGTACGTCTGGACCGGACTGCGTCAATGACGGTTCCGTTTGCGAGACTGCCGAGTCTCAAGGACCCGTTCAACAGTAAGGACCACGTCCTAAATGGGCTTGCGCTTTTAGCAGCCGCGTTTAGATAACCTTAATCGTTTTATAAACCGAGGTAAGGCATATCTATGCCCAGTATCACCGCGCTCACCATCGCTGATGGTGCAACCACTCCTGTCAACCACACCTTCGCTGCCGCTTCTTGCGACAACGGAAAGGCTACCTTCTTCGACAAAGTCGGCGGCGTGCCGGCGGGTTATTCCCGTCTGGATCACGAAATTCGCTTGGCTAAGTCGGATAAGGGCGCTCACGCCGTCACGGTCGGGATTAATGTTCCGATCATGGCTACTGTGAACGGTGTGGTTACTCGAGTCCGAAACAGCTCTGCTCAGGTTCGCCTGAACTTTGCCCAAGACTCGACGGATCAGGAGCGTAAGGACTTGGTGGCTTATGTCATCAATGCCCTGAGCAACAGTACCGTGAAGCCCACGCTGTACAACATCGAACCGTTCTTCGGTTAATCACCGAGGTTCGAAGGAGTACGACGATGCCCACGGCATCTCTTGCTAAATCGCTCTCTAAGACCCCTTTGGGGCTTATCGCTATGAGGATCTTCCTATGGCTGGTTTCCGTCGCCGCCCTTCTGGGGCTGCTCTCGTTGCTTGTGCTCCGCCCCTCGCTCGTATCCACGAGCGAATCTTC